AACAGCTTGCGCTTGACGAACCTTACCACTGAGGAGGCGGCCGTCTGCACGGTTGTCTCCAGTAGCTTGTGTTTGAGTCGTATAAACGTCTGATTTGGTAGTAGCCATAATATTATTATTTCTATGTTAGAGGTTAATTATGCGCGGTGAACGTTAATCTGAATAACACCTTCGTCATCGAGGCGAGTCATTCCAAATGCCCACTCAGAACGAATCTGGGTGTCGTGGCGTTTGGTAGGCAACTCATCCACAAATGTCTGTGGGTTCTCAGCATATCCGAATGCTACGCAATCCTTTGCCCAGGCGTAACACGCACGGGTATTGGCTACGACAGGCAACAAGGACTCGTCTACGGCCATGATGGTGAAGCCAAACGCATCTACAATAGACCCGGTCTGAGCTTCCTCCAACTTGGAGCGATAATCTCTGTTGATGAATTTGTCATCATGAAGCAGATCCTCGATCTCGGTATGGCTGATAACCATTCCAAGAGGAGAGCCACCTTCGACATTCTGACCTGCAACATTCTTCAGACCCAGACGGGTGCGAGCGTTGACGATCTTGTCGTAAGTGAGCCCCACATTGGCTGCTACAGCTGCATAGTCGTATGTCTTGGCGATTGAGTAATCAGTAGTGTTGAATACCACTTCACTGCCACCATTCTTGCCTTCATACACGCTGCCACCGAGTCCATCGATGATAGCCTGGTCACGATCACGTCCGGCTGCTGCCATGTGTGAGCGCATGATGCTTGAGTGGGGAGAGTCGATCTCACCTAAACGGATGCTATCAACACGGCTTACGAAGTTCTCTGCCGTCTTAAAATTGACGTAGAGGTGACGCATTTCAGTGCTGACATCATCTGGAGCGGAATCCTGGAAGCGACCCGTCATGTCTGACGAATTGATCTGTCCAAGTTTGTTAAAACGTCTGCTTTCGCCTAGAACAGGGTAAACAGGAACGAGTGATTGAAGCCGTGAGGCCATTTGTTGCACCTCGAGTTTCCACTCACTTTGATAAAGCTGTGGAAAATGCTCAGGCACAGAGCTAGTAATTGCCATTGTATTTTATAGTTGGTTGTTAGTTTCTGATAGATACCGAGGTATCGCTTAGAAACCACCTATGCCCGGAGTGTCTGCCTGGAGGCAGGTCGCTTGATTTGGTGGTCAAGTTCTCACTGTGGGCATTCCAACTACTGACGATCAATCAGCCGTAAAAAATGGTGTCCTGTGTATGAACGGATCGAACCTAACACCTCCTTGTCAGGCTCGTCTACGGGAAATACGCGATATGCGAAAATAACTCCCCCCAGGGAGCGACACCTGGGAGGAGCTATCACACATGAACCCGGGAGTTACCCCTTCGCCTGGAGCTTACGAAGCTCGAGATATTTGTGCTGAATGTCAGTTGGAGCCGCAGCCATGTTAGGATACTTAGACTTCATCGCATCAGCCTGTTGGGCAAAGCCCTGGCCATTTGGAGTGGCTTCCCCACCTCGAGGTAGGGAGCCCTCCTGGACGCTAGCATGCTTGCTTAGAAGCATGTTGAGCACCTTAGGGTTGCGTATTGCAGCTATGTCATCAGCGTTGTCGAAATCAAACCCAGCAACCTCGGCCATATTAACCGCCTTCTGCATGTTCTGGTCATAGTTGGCTCCCCACTCTTTTTTGACCTCTGCTCGCAGTGACTCCATATGTTCAGCGTCCCTGGTAGCGAGTGTCTCATGAGCCTGGTCGAGTTGAATGCCTGTAAAATCAGAGTAGGCCTGGGCAATCTGAGCAGCCTGGTCTTGACCAACTCCTAATTCGTGAAACTTACCTTGCCAGAACCCGGCCACCTCATCGTTCCACTCGAGCCCTTCAGGCATGTTCTCAGGAGCAATCTCATAAGCGGTAGAGCTCTCAGGCACTCCAACAGCTTTACGATACTGCTCGATCTCGAACTCAGTGCTGCCCTCATTGGGAACCATTACCGAGTCTGGATTCAATGCTTTCTTGCCCAGGAGAGCTTCAGCATTCTTGAATCCCTTGACCAGGCCATCGAATGACTTGTATTTACCAATCAGGTTGGAGTAGTCCCCCATCTCATGGGTAGTTAGCGTCTGGTTGTAGTCCCCGGTGAGCTCGCCCTGGGAGTTGTAGAGTTGGCCGAGGAGTGATTGAGAGTCTGAGCCTGTGCTCATAGTATGCTCATCCCCCTGGCCAACAGAAGCAGAGAATGGATCAACGCCAGGTGAATCTCCCTGGGGAGCAGCCTGAGTAGCAGCAGGAGCTCCACCACCACCATCACCACCGATCTCGGCAGCTTCATTGCGTAGTAGATTATCCCTCATAGCTCATCCCTTCCGCTTTAAAATTGTTTCTCAGCAGTTCTTGCTGATGGCCATACTTGGAATCATATGCTTCAAGTGACCAGTTCTCCTTGCGCCACAGCACCACAGGAGGGTTCTCCTCACCATACCAGCGTCCGTTGCCCTCGAGGAAGAGGTGAGCGGGTGTCTGGGGTTGATCACCAGGTGCCTGGGGCATGGCCTGGGGAGCGTTTTCGCTCATGGATTTGATCTCGTCCTCATGCTTTTTATAGGCATGGTGTTTGAAGGTGATGTCACTCCCTGAGATAGTAGCTATGAGCTTATCATCCCGGTAGACCTCACCATTACTTTGTAGGTTTAGTATGCTTTTCATTTTCTGTATTTGGTTGGAAAATGTTGGACTCCTTCAGCTTGAAGAGCACGGATACCACCCCACGCTCGCCATCTCTTACCGCAGCATTGATAGGACTAAGCTTGCCGTGCTGGTCTGGAATGAAGGAGCGATCCATCAATCCGTATTCCTTGACTAGCCAGGCCATCAGGGCAATGCCGTCAGGGGTGTTCAGGACACGCTCCGCAGTAGCTGCGAGCTCATTACTTAGTTTTCTCATATAGTTAAAATGTGAACTCGTAGCCTACGATTGCCCCTACTTGCCCTTCGTGAATGCCTGGAGATAAAAAGAAATTGTGATAGTCCACCTTGATGAATGGCACTACCGGAGCAACGTTGTAACCAGTGACTAGGCCGACCTCTAATCCGAGCTCGCCGCGCTCCCATCTGTGACCCACAAATCCACTGAGCTCTGCATGGCTATTGAGATACACACCTGCAATGTAGTCATCGTGATTGTATCTGATTTGCGGATGCAGCGCGTTATAGTCGCCTCCCATCCCCAGGTGCAGAGATATTGATATAATGAACTCAATCATAGGGCTTGATCCTGGGCTTCAAGCATAGCCTCGGGCAGTTGCCCTCCATTGGCAGCAGACGCATCCTTGGCCACGCTCGCCATCTGGGCAGCAGCCTCCATCTGAGCAGCCTGGGCTTGTTGCTCTGCCCTTACTGCTCTCTTCTCATCCCTCTCGTCCTCATCCATCAGGCTTTTCTCAGGCAGGCCAGCATTACGCCAGTTATCCCGGAACTGATGATCCATGTCGATGTTGTCCAGGATGTCTGGCCTCATCTCTACCAGGGACTCATTCATGGATATGAACTCAGCGTAATTGGTATTCTGGCTCGCCTTAATGGCTAGAGCGATTCTGTTATTGTAAGACACATTAGGAACAGGAACCATCACACTGCGATCCTTGTTGACCTGGGCAATCTCCTCAGGTGGATCTGGCATTAAGCCCTGTCTCCACAGGATGCCAAAGATTCTCCTGATCTTGGGATCGAGATACTCACTGGTAAGCCTGGAGAAGGTAGGGCTGAACTGCATCACCTTCTCTGCCTGGCGTAGTGTGGCTTCCGTTGCCGTCATCTGTCGCTCAATCTGAGCAAAGAGACGGAACAGGTCACCATGCATGATCTCCTGGATGGCCTTCTTCTTCTCCATGATCCTGTCTTGGCCGATGTCATATCTGCCTGCCGTTGCCCATTCTCGAGGAGAGCGATTAGGATCCAGGTCGTTGACGTAAGTAATATCGAGAGCACCCACACCTATTTCACCTTCAAGGCTCGCAGGAGCGAGTATAGGCGGGTTAGCGGCCTTCTCTGCCAACACGTCCATTTGTTTCTGGAGGAAACTCAGCTTGTGAGCTTCTGGCAGAGCTATCCAGGTCGGGGCGAACCCGTATGGGCTTGCTCCCCACTGCAAATAACGCGTCACATGTATGGGGAGCTCAAAAAATCCATCGGTATGAACCACTGTCTGGCTCTCTTCGTGAACACAGCACATGTAATAGGGCATGTCCTTATCTCCACCGCTCCACTCAGTGACCTTCTCGATAAGCACCAGGAAGACATGGATATCATTCTTCTTAGGATCTCGAGCTTCCTTCTGGAGCTTTGGTGGTAGCTTCTCGATGCCAAACTCCTGGGCAGCCTGGTCGGCTGTGTATCCAATCTCCTGGATCACGCAGTTAGCTCGTTGCCTGTGATCCTGGCCGATAAAGTATGTGCCAATCGGTAAGTGTCTGAAGTTGAGCATTCCGTTCTCATCATCCCACTCAGAATAGTCTGCCCCGGTTCCCATGGCTGCCCTATCCAGGTAGGTTTCCTGGATGGACGTATAAAAATTGCTTTGCTCGAGTTGGTGTGTGAGCTCCTCAGAGCATTCCGAGTAGAACTTCACCACCGCATCATTGTCCTCGAGCCCCTTGGGGGGATTCAGGCCATGCCATACTTCCTCCCTGGGAGTGACCAGGCTACAGAACCCGTTAGCGAGTTGCAGGCAGGCCGTGCGTAGTGTCGAGTCATGTAACTCAGCTGAGTTAATCATGGGCGGCAGGTTGCCTAACTCGGCTCCTGTTATCTTCCTGGGCATGGATAGCTCTGCTACCTCGTCCCAGAGTTGCTCATGATGACTACGCCACTTGCGCAGTGCGTCACGCTTGGCGATGACATCTGTGCCTGTCATTACCCTAATTTAGTCGAGCCGCCGTATCCAGACTGATACCCTCCTGTCTCACCTGCCTTCACAGTCTGAGACTTCTTGCGTAAGCGTTTGAGCTCTGCCTCGAAGTTACTTGCCCCACCCTCGTCTTGAGTCTGGAGGTCAACCATTTGTGCTTGAGGTGCGACTGGATCTGGCTTCTTAGGTTTGCTTCCCATGCCGGGAACAATCCTCTCCTAACAACTATTGCGCAATAGCTCTAACCGATATCCAGGTATTTGAGGGATGTGTGTCTAACTGCTGTTCACAAGGTGTGTGACGCGGAGGTTTTATGATCACCCTTAGATGACCCCTTTTTATCCGCGGGGGTTTTATCATCACCCTTAGATGACCCCTTTTTATCCGCGAGAAGTGAACAACATAAGGTTCTACTCCTGGCAGTTCCATTCCCTGACTGCCTCACCAGGTTGCCAATCAGGCAATGCCACCTTGTTACCACACTGGCACTCACACTCGATGTAAGTGCATCCCACCTCATAGCTGAGTATGGGTATCTCTCCACAGTTAACACACGCCTGCATGATCGCCCTGGCCTGGTTGTATTCCCGCTCTATTTGATCCAGGTCACTCATCGCATCGTGTTTCCAAAGCTTGATTTAGCCCTCCCTACCCGTTGCCTGTGTGTCTTATTGACCATACCCAGCTTGATTGCATCTCCCATACTGCGCAGGGCATCACACATGTGAGAATACTCATCATGAATGGGTGCATTGCTACTCTGCTTACCTGGTTCCTCGGGCTTGGTTCGGTATGCCTCGATGCAGTCAATGAAGCTGGCTCGATCTCTCTGGCCGTCATTCCACTTCGTGCTCATCCTATCCTTATTGATCCAGAACTTGGGGAATAGCTCGCGCAGGTAGTTGACTCCCACCCAGATATTAGCTGCCCTGGGAACCACCTGGACGTTAAACTTCATCTCGCTGAGTGAGTCTGCCAGGCTTCTCCCGGTCGATAGTTGCCTGGCTCCTCCATCATGTGGCAGGAATAGCGCGTCCACATACTTGTTATCTCGCTCCCAGGTCTTGATCCAGTTGCCGTAGTGTTCGATACCCTCGCCTGTATTCTCGTATGAATCGAACAAGCGTATCTCGAGGCCAACAAATTGTGCCAGGATAATGCTGGTTGAATCACTGATGCCCAGGTCAAAGAAGGCGTAGACTGGCTGCTTCTCCAATGGGTAGTTAGTGATCCTTCCCTGATTACGTGCCTTGGCTACCAGGTCACCATAGATGGCTCCAAAGATACGCGCCTGGAATGCTTCATCAGGTGTGGTTGGATGCTCCTTGAGCATTCCCTCGCCCTGGCGTTGCTCTTTCTTGACGAACCAGGCTCTCTGGCCGGGAGTTAACACAGGAACACCTGGCTCACCTTGCACCTTGGCAAAGTATTGCTCCATCTTGGTTGGTATGTTCACCTTGCCTGTCTCGTCCTCACTCAGAGTGTTGGCAGAGTCCTCGAACCATCCGTAGAAGTGGAACATGGCATCTAGCCTGGTCAGCTTGGATTTCTGCCTGGGGTTCTCCATCGCTGACTTGCACATCTCATAGGCTTTGCCCGTGCGTCCCCCCTCATGCGTTGTCTCATAAATACATAGACTACCCTCATGCAGAGCATTCTCAGCCCCCTCGATGATCTCTATGGCCTTAGCTGGGTAGTTGAGTGATATCTTGCCAAACTCCGATACGTGCAGGTATTGAATCGTGCCTCCCCGCATGGTGGTCGAGGTGTAGACACTCGAGCCATTGCTAAATACCATCTCCTCGGGGAATGGTGAGTCACCACCTTTGACCAGCTTGACCTTATCTTTGATCAGTTGGCCTATGCCCCAGGTATCAGGATGGAGCTCCTCATCATTGAGGTGATTGTAGGCAAGCTTCATCATGGCGAGCTTCTTGCGGCCATCATCGAGCTTGTAGTCAATCATCCCGGCCTTCTTGTCATCCTCGAAGAGCAGCCTGTCGAGAAACAGGATAGCTGTAAAGGTGGAGAGCCCATGCTGGCGACTCTTCAGCACGTAGTTAAGCCACCAGATGTCATTGTAGAACTTCTTTTGTACCGAGTTAGGCACAAACTTGACCAGCTTGCCCTTCTTGTTGGAGATGGTGTAGAGGTTATTGAGCCTCCACCAGGCATCCTTGCAATTAGTCTGAGCCGTTTCCCAATCCATGATTCTTAGGTATCTTGTCGAAGAAGGTCTCGAGCTTATGCTCATGCCGTTCAGGTGTATATGCCCCGTCCATCTTGGAGAGCTCCGCACTTGCGCGTATGGCATCCTGGGGGGATTCCCCTTCGGTTCTCTGTGCTATCCTGGTCAGCATCTCCTTACGCTGAGTGATGGACATGATGAGTGGTGTCTCTGCTTTCTTGTTCATTGATTGTATATAGTTCTTAACCTTGATATTACTTGATAGCATTCTACTCGCTGCTTGGTCTGCGTAGTCACCACTCGAACCATAGCCAGCTTGCTCGTAGGCTCTACCAGCAGGTATGCCTTGTAGGTAGAGCTTGCAGAACTTCTTCTGCCTGGTGTTCATGGTCGCAATGTTAGGAATAAGTTTGTTAGGTGTCAATAGTCCCGCCCCAGGTGATTAGTATTCATTCTTATCGATGTCCTCGAGCATGGCTTTGACCTGAATAAATAAGAAGACCAGGCATGATCCAGGCAGAGCCAATGCTATGCTTACCAGGGCGATGATCATTGGTTACTCTCCCAGGTGTTATCTATTGCCTTCATCAGGTCTGATATCACCCTGGCTATGCGTTTATCCTTGGCCGTCTCGGTGATGACCTTCCTGGCGTAGACTACGCTCGAGTGGTGTCTATCGAATAGCTTGGCGGTTTGACACAGTGAGGTGTGGCAATGGTGGTAGACGAGAACCATGGCGAGTTGCCTGGCAAATGCGAGTGGTTGAGCTCGAGACTTGCCTATGATCGCCTCGGGTGTGAAGTTGAATACCTTGCATACATGCAGGATAACGTCTTGAGGTGTGGGGGTGTAGTTCTTGGGGAGTAGGATGGTAATATTTTTCAATGTGGTATGCCTGCGTTAAGTTGCCCCAACATGGGGAGAGTGACGTGGTGATCGTAGTAAGCCCGGGCGGCTGCTATATGTTTACATTCTGTTGCTGAGTCTCGGACGTTACCCAGGACAACTGCGTAGGGGATCCTCCTGGCGTATCGTTCCAGGTTAGGATTGGCATTGGTCTGGAACCAGATGCACTGGCAGGCTCCATGAGCTCTGCCGTCCTCGGTGATCCTTTCTGTGAGTGATACCAGGTAATCTGTCTGGCCTGCATGGGAGGCCACCAGGTAAACGAATGCCTCGTCTGTCTCGGTGACTTTGAGAGATGATCTGTATTTCATGGTGCGAATCGTTGATATTCCCCTTGGAGTTTGAGTGGTAGTCTCCAGCCCCGTTGGCCGTTGCGGTTCTTTTGAATGCTGATGCTCTCAGAATCATCGTTGATTTTGAGCAGGACATCAGCATCTTGAGCGATTGCCCGGGATTCTCGCACCTTGCCATCATCGTTGAGTTGACTAGCTGTGAGCACAGGACACTGGTATCGTTTGGCGAGTTGCTTGAATGTCCTGGTCACCTCGGCAACCTGTTCGTGCCGGGCTTTATCTTTCGAGTCCCCAACTGTGACCAGTTGGATGTAATCCACCACGATGCAATCGAGGCTATACCCTTGTTCCTTGAGCCTTTCGGCCTGTGCTGAAATAAACTCCAGGCTTATCGAGTCAGAGTCAGAGATATGCAGGCAATCGTTTTCTTGGGTTGTTTCGATGTAGTCTTGAAGTTTGTTGATCTCATGCCTGTTGAGCTTGTGAGGATTGGTTCCCAGGATCTTTGACATGGGTATGGTGCAGGTGTTGGCCGCTAACCTGGCGTGGACTCGGTCGGCATCTGTCTCGAGTGAAACCAGCAGCACATGTTTCTTGGCCTCGAGTAGTGCTGCCATGATCTGGAACATGAGAACTGTCTTGCCCCTGCTGGTTTGAGCTCCTATTACCCAGAGCTCATTGGCTCCCAGGCCTCCTGTTTGTTCATCCAGGCCAATCACACCTGTGGGCATGCCCCTGGTCGATCCTTTGGTGTGGATGGTAATGAGCATGTCTGAGAACTCCTTGACCCCCTGTTTGGCATTTTTGATATGCTCATCCGATGAGACTATGCTCATAATGGCTCGAGAACCGTCTCTGAGGGCTTGCGAGATGTCTTCTGGACTCTGCCCCTCCCTGATGGCCTTGGACGCATCAGAAACGATTCTCGTAGCTCTACGCAGTGATGCATCTTTTTTCAGGTTTTTAAGGTGAGAATCAAACCAGTTCATCCCCTGGAATTTTACTCGGATAGCTGAGATGGAGTGACTCACTTCTCTGCCTTCAGCCTCCCCCTTGATGGCATCGGAGAACTCGAGCATTTCTACCTCATGCTCCCGGCCATCGTTCACCAGGCTAAGTGCCATGTTGTAGATCTTCCTGGGCAGGTAGTTGTGGAATAGCTCGAGGCCACCTTCAGCCTTGAGTTGGTTGAGGGTATCGATCGGATTATTCAGGATGCAGGCCGCTGCGTAGTCCTCGCTTATCGTGTTGGTGTAGGTTTGTTCCATGTGTGTGATTTGATGTTGTTGTGGTCAGTGCGGATTCTGTTGAGTGCTGCTTCGATGAGATCCTGGGCTCGTTCGAGCTTGCCCTCCTCGAGCAACACCTCTGCCTGGGATAGCATTGAGTTGGTGATTTCTTCTGATGTCATATCATGTTTCCGAATTTGGATTTTGGTTTGGATTCCTTGTCTTGCCGATTGAGCCAGTTGGTAGCGAAGGCCTGCATGGATTTGTAGGGCTTGCCATTCTTCTGCTTCCAATCGTGAGAGCTTAACCAGGCATGAGCTTTGTGAAGCTGGAGTGTGATATCGATGTTTGGATATGCTTGGCTCCACCTGCTCATGGTTTCCTGGTTAACTGCGTAACCTTCTTTTTTTGAGTAGAGGTTTCCAGGAGGAGGAGTCTCCTCTTTCTTATTCTTTTCATTCTTATCATTCTTGTTACTGGTTACTTGCTGGTTACTTGCTGGTTGATCGTTGGTTACTGTGTTGGTTGCTGTCTGGTATTTGTCGTAGTTAACTACCTCAACTACAGAGCCTTTTGACGATGATTTGATGGTTAATTCGCTGGTTGATTTTAGCCTATCTAGTGAAGTCCTAATTTGTTGAACAGTTAATCCAGTCTCCATAGCGAGCAGTTCCCTGCCAGTGAGAAACGTGCCTCGCTTGACCACAGTGCCTCGATATTTCTTGTCCTTGTGATTAGCTTTAAACAAGCAATGCAGAAATAATCTCATCACATTCACATCGTCATACCACTCCCAGTCTAGGATTGATCTGTGTAGTTTTATCCAGCCTTGGCTCAACTACTCGTCCTCCTTTCTCTTCTCCTGGATTGCCTGGTCGAGTTGAGAGAGCCATGCGCTTGCTGCCTCCTCGAGGGCTCTCAGTTGACGTTTCAGGCCGTGGATTTCTGCTTCTAGTTCATGTATGCGTTCGTTGTTCATTTGATAACTGGTGTTGATTTTTTTGTTAAGATAACTCCCTCGCCCCGGTAAGGAGCCCATACGTCCACCCCGATCTCCAGGGCAGCAATGTATTGAATCTCATGCCAGTGGTGAGGTTTGACTCGGTAGTGAGCTCCCTTGAGCTTGAGCGGTATGTAATGGGTGATGCCGTTGTCTCCTGGATGAGAAGTGATGACCTCGGGATCGTTCTCGAGCCTGCGTTGGAAGAAGTATTTATTCATGTGTTGTTGGTGGTGGTGTTGGTGTTGTGGGGATTGTGAGATCGACAGTTCGGCAGCCCCATCTCATGGCTTTGCCTCCCCGTTTAAGTTTGGTTTTTCGCCAGCCGTGGACGTGGATCGTCCAGCCAGCATCCCTGAGCCAGGGGAGAGCCTCTGAGGCCTCCATCTTCTTAACCCTGGCCGATACCGCAGATCCTGACGTGGTCTGCACAGCAAGCGTTTCTGAGCCTTTAACAGCTAAGACATCGATGATGCCAAACAGGTCATAACGCTTGTGAGTGAATGAGCACCACCGCTCCACAACGTAGGCCAGGTAGCCTTCGTCACGGAGCAGCTTGAGTGTGCGTTGAGTTGGTGAGCTCATAGGATGCGATCAGCGATGGCTCGTTCACATGCCAGGTCGTTAGTCAGGTAGGTGTGGGCTGCGGCTTTAGGAATAAGGCCGTCACAGAACTTGTGAAAATCCTTGCCGTTGACTCCTGTATCTCGCTCGATCTGCTCCTTGCTGGTAACAGTCCCAGCCGAGTTGGTTGTGCCTATCAGGTTGAGTTGCTTGCAGGCCATCTCCACAGAGCAGTAAGCTGGGTAGCTAGCTCCAAACAGAAACACCTGGGCAAGATCAACAAATGCTGGTGAGAGGTATCCCCGCTCGCTGACTATTTGGTGTGGGGGCTTCACACCATTGACCCATGAGCGCACAATGATGTGGCGTGGATCAAACGCCGATCTGTCATTACACCCTGAATAGTAGCACCAAGGGTAATGACTCTTGTCGCTAAAGATCTCCCAGAACTCAGTGAGGATGTCGCTCTCCAGGCCAAACATCAGGTGCGGCTTCTGCTCCTCGAGGTGAATACCTATGGCACAGATGCTCGAGGTGTGTGGATTGAGAGCGGCCTTGTCATTGGCGTTACTCATGTGGCTTGCCTCGGCCATCTCGAGCTTGGCCTGGATCTTGGCCTCATCTTTAAGGTTACCCAGCTTCACGTCATCCCGGTCAAAGGGCTTGGTGAACTTCTTTACTGCATCGTAGTCTGGAGCAGTTTCGATATCGAATATGACGTTCATGATACTAAGCTTGCCTGTTTGATTATATCACGAACATACTGAGCCAACTCCTGCTGCTTGGCAGCACTTGGTCGGTTCTGCCTTGTGTGTGCATTTTGTGGATCACACGCCTTCTCAATCTGTGCGATTGTGAGTGCGTTTCCCCTTACTCCGCTTGGACGATCCTGAGCGTCATGGAGCCGACTAAACATGGTAACCAATGCCTGAGGCAGACCTGCCAGGTCACTGAGCACCATTTGCCTGTAATACCCTGCCAGCGTTGTCGCTATGTCCGGGTTCTTCTGCATGGCGATAGCAAAGCCAACTCGAACAGGAGCCTTGGAGATGTATTTCCTGTTAGTGCCACAAGCGGCAATTAGCTGCTCATACTGATCACCAAAGGCGGCCATGATGCCATCAGCCACATGCTTGGTAGGCTTGCGGCTATCTGCGGAGGCAAAGCTGGCCAGTGACTTCATGAAGCCCACCTGTACAACGCTCCACCCGTGATGGTCTGCAAATGTCCTGGGCTTGCCACCATCGATAGCAGCATAGGTTTCTGGCTTGCAGCCCCAGGCCACCACCATCTTAGCAGAGATGCCTGTATGTCGGATTGCAGTCAGCCTGGTCTGACCATCAAGCAACCTTTTAGGTCGTGCCTTGGTTCCAGAGAACGAGAGTCCCTGGTGAGTGGTCTGGAACTCCCCAGCTTTGAGTAGACGTGCGTAGTAGAGCACGTTGTTAACGGGTAGCCTGCGATTTGCGGCATTATATATGAGCCACTTCGCTGCGAGCGCGGGCGTTACGTTTATTATTTCTATGTTCATGTGATTGTTGGATTAGAAATCCCCTACCCCCCAGGTAAGTTTGCAACTGAGCTCTCATTGGAAGGAGTGAGAACCTGAAGGGCAGAGGAAAATTGTTTAGTTGTTAGAATGGGATTTCATCAGCTTCGAGCTCCTCGACTACACGCTTGGGTGGAGCACCGACATCGATGGCATCAGCATCCGTTGCATGGGTGACTTTGGTAGCTATCCAATCTGGTAGCTGCGCAAACGATTCCGATGAATGATTCATGGGATCATAATCAACCAGGTCAGCTTCAGCTTTGACCTTGTCCTTGCTTTTGAGGATATCGACCACGTTAGCAAAAACTCGTCCATCCTTGGCCGTGTTATGCTTGATCAGAACAGAGCAGGATGCTCCCAGGATGTCGCTTAGGTCAAAGCCACCGAGCTCATCAGCAGTGAATGGCCTGCCACGCCAGGACTCGAGCACTGCTCGAAGCTTTGCGTTTTGAGCCAGGCTTGCTGTGTAGGTATTAACTGAGGTGAGCAGCACCTTCGTGCTTTTCCCCGTCTTTCTCCCATTCACGTCTGCATGTCGGCAACTCGAAGGTGAGAATCACCTTTTCCCTGTTTCCCCAGGGGGTCTCCTGGATTCCGATACCGGCTACTGTCACGCATACCGCTGGGTATAGTCCTTCTGCGATTACCTCGAAGTTTGAGGCACTACTATTTTCTTTTATTATCATGTTTTATTTGGTTTTGGTTAATCGAGCCTCTATCAGGCTCAAAATTTTCTTAGTTACCTGGATCTGATCCAGGAGTGTTAGGTCTGGCATTGTGAACTCCACCGCTTGGCTTACTGATTTTACTGGGTGAGGCATACATCCAGGCGAGCGTAGCGTCAGATACATGTCTTGATCCTCGACCTCGATGTGCAGCTTCTCGTCTTCGTTTATGACAATCGTCAATTTCACACAGGGTGTTGAAGGCTCGCTCGCCAATGGTGTAGATATCTTCCTGGTGCATGGTTCTAGAGAATTGATGAGCATAGCATGAGCATGGTAGTAATTAAAAAAATGGCTAGACATAGCCTAATCATTGCTTGGCTTTTTCTTCTCACTGGAGTGACTACCTCTTCCTTGATCTTAACGACCCGGAAAAAGAGCTCATCCATCCAGAGGTTTGCTCGCTTCTCTGCCTCCTCGAGTGCTTCTGTCCTGTCCTGGTATCTGGTCAGGTCACTAAATACCCACTTACGATGATGCACTGTGTTGCGCTGGATCATGTAATAGGAGCTCATTCTGCTACCTCCTTCAGTAGTATTTTAATCTCGGCGATCTTGAGTTGTTGCTTCTCGGCCAGGTAAAGAATGGCCGCTATAATACTTTTGCTTTTTTGGTTCATGGTGTTGGTGTTGGTTATGTTGTTGGTTTTCTCCAGGACTTAGATGCCCAATGGAGATGTTTTACTTCTTCTTCATTCAGATTGGCTATTTTGCCGATTACCCGACAGGCCTCGACCTTCGGGTAGCCCTGGCTTACTAGATGGTGATATGGTTCTTGAAACTCACACCAACGCCTCCGAGCTCGAGCACCCTGGTATGCAGGCAACTCCTTTACTTGCTCGAGCAGGCTCATAGCGTTGGCCTCTCTACGGCCGTGTTCACCTCGATATTTCCACACTCAATATCGCTGATCATCAAATCGATACCCTTGCGCATTAGCACCCTAACTGGAATGCCCTTATCCTTGGATATATTGTGGATTCTCTGATGGAGGCTACTGTCTACCGGGATACTAATTAACTTATGTTTATTTCTCATTACTCGGGAATAGTCGCATAATATGCGCATGCTAACAAGTTTATTAATTCTTTTTTCCCAATAAAAAAATATGGTGATTTTAATTGCTAACAGATGGTATCGGCTTACATTGCCTTTTATGAACCCTGCTTGAAAATATAAACCCCACTCACACACACATGGAAAACACCGAAACGATTCAAGTCCTCATTAAGGACGCGCTTAAGCGCAAACAGAAAACCATCTCCTGGCTAGGGGAGGCTATGGGTCATGATCAGTCCTGGGCAAGTAAACTGGTCGGAGGCACTCAGAAGAGACTTTCGCCTGACCAGGTCGAGCGAATCTACGATCTCCTCGAGATCGATTTTTCCATCCTTCAGAAAAAGCAGACTCCCCTACTCGAGGCTATCACCAATGATCCTGTATTAGCGGAGGCCTGTGGAGCTCTCCACAAGGTGCTCCAGGGTAAGTTCTATGAGATTGGATCTCTTTCGTCTAAAAAGCTCCACAATCTTGGCAAAGAAATTATTCGCATCGCTGAGTCAGGTGACACACCTACCAATATTGCCAAGCGCGTCCTGGCACACGCCCAAACTCAAGGACAATAATTCCGCGGAAAGTTCAGAACGGCACGTCCTTCCACATGAGGGTGTGTCGTTTTTTCTGTCTCCCTATCTCTGACCTATCTTAGTAACCAGGTCGTTATTTTGGTCTACTTTTTGGTCTACCTCGATGGTGTTTCCGTTAGGGAATCCCCGCAAACCCTTATGGAATAAGGAAAAGCCGGTTAACGGATTCGAACCGTTGACCTACTGATTACAAATCAGTTGTCTGTAAATAGGCCTTTATACGCATGGTATGAGCATTGCTAAAGGTAGCCAAAACAATACTCTGCCCCTTATAGAATATAGGATTGAGGGATAAATGGATGCCCAATGGCAAATCGTTGATACTTCGTTGACAAGCATACTTTTTGGTCTACTTTTTGGTCTACCTATGAAACCATTCAAACTACCCAAGTCAAAATGCTGGTATGGTAAGATAAAAACCTGGGACGCTAAGACATCTACATTCAAGTGGAAAAAGGTATCCACCCAGACCACTGACTACGACCAGGCTAAAGAGGTCATTAAAGCGTTAGGGGTGGCCTCAGGATCCATCGCAGCGATGTCCGGGCAGACTATGTCCAAAAGCCACTTTGAAGCCCTCCTGCGCGTTATGTGTAAAGCCGCTGGTGTAGCCTTCGAGGACGAGAAGGAATGGCCTAGCATCCAGGCTACGATCGATCGCTATATGCGTGGTAAAAAGGCAGTGGTAAAGACAGTGACCTACCGCACCTACGTGACTTACTGGAATACCTTCACTGCCTGGCTAGGAGATGACGTGTCCAGGCCTCTTGACTTCCTCACCCCCACCCGCATGAATGACTTCTATCACGATTGCATTGACAGGATGACAGTCAACAGCAGTAACGAGAGAATCAAGCTGGTCTCGAGACTGTTCGCCCAGGCCGCGAAGGAGATTGAGTATCCTACTAACCCATGCCTGGCAGTTGCCCTGGGTAAGATCAAAAAAAGCGAAGGACTCGACAGGATGCCATTCACCAGGGAGGAGTTGGATGCCCTGATAGGCTACCTGCTATCTCAGAAGGGCAGGAAGCACGAATGGGGGCTCGCTGCTGCCATCTCGGCAATGACAGGAGCCAGGCTCGAGGATGCTCTCAGAATGGATTCTAGTGCCATTACGGAGGGTGTGCTGACCTACACTCAAACCAAGACAGGCAAGACCATCTCAGTGCCTCTGGAGAACCCGGTTTGGCGCGAAGCAATCCTCGAGGTTGCTGGTGCTATCTGCCCTGAAATAGGTGCTGAGTTCACCAGGATAGGAAACGCCAGGTTGAGCACAGAGTTCACCACCCTGGTATCAGATGCCGGGATCGAGCAGCAGTTCACCACCTTCAAGTCAGGCAGGAAGGTAGCCAGGAAAACATTCCACTCCTTACGCCACACCCTGAGAACCCTGATAGTCTCGAGTGGTGGTAGTGATGCCCAGGCAGACCTGATCCTGGGACATAGCTCAGGCCAAGGGAAAACTTACACGCACTCGGAGATCGATGCTACTCGCACTACTCTCGGTCGCGTCTTTGATTGAGGATCTGCTCGAGCTCCTCTTTCCTGATGAAGGATGAGCTTAGTTCAGATTCTATCTGATAGATTAAATCCCTGGTCTTTCGACACTCGCCTGTGATGTTGCGCTCCAGGGTATGGCCGTCCTGAATGGTGAACCTACTCCCCCTCTGCATGAAATGTTTGCAGCTAAATGCCTGGGACGTGATCCAGATCGACCAGGGCAAGATTGCCACCATCCCGATTTTCACCAGCATGTC